TGGATATCGGTATTAGTGAATTAGTATGTTATAATTCAGATAAAAAACCTATATCAATACCATACGAAAGAATACCTGTATTTTTAACAAAAATAGTTCAAGAACAGCAAAATACTATAGAAAAATTAGAAAGTCAATTAGCAAATGTAGAATCGCAATATAACACAGCTATAGGTTATAGTAGTGCTCTTTCGTATCCACAAGAAGGTGGATGTAATACATTTTTAGGTGCAAATACAAATTTAGCAAGTGATCCATTACATTATTCGACAGCAGTTGGCTATAATGCACAAATAACAAGTTCTAATCAGATAATGTTAGGAGGAGACAATGGTTCTGGAATATATCCACAAGTTGTAGCACCAGGAGGTATAACAGGAGCTACAGGGTCTTTCTCTTATTTAACAGCGACAACATTTACCTCTACGTCAGATTATCGTATAAAAGAAAATATAATCCCTTTAAACAATACATTTATAGTTGATAATTTAATTCCAGTAACTTATAAAAATATAGAAACTAAAAAACAAGATATAGGTTTAATAGCTCATGAAGTCCAAGAACACTTTCCAATTTTAGTTACTGGAGAGAAGGACGGTGAAGAAACCCAAACAATCAATTATATCGGATTGATACCGATATTAATAAAAGAAATAAAGGAACTTAAAATAAGAATTAAAAATCTTGAAGACAAAATTATCAATTAAATTTAATATATTTACATTTATAAGGTATATCATATATTTTAGAACACCAATAACTAAACCCACTGCCATGTGGGTAAGATGTAAACGAATAAATATAAGCAGCATTTGACATCAAATAAAAATCATTAAGAGTATTTTTTACTTTCTCTCTTTCTAATTTAACATTTTCTCCAAGATGTGTAATATCATTAATAATAAATTTGATTCTTGGAAATAAATTTTTAAGTAAAATCTTAATTTCATTATTATCAGCAATTAATAATATATCAGTCGTATTATTTTTAAAGATGACTTCAATTATTTCATTTTTAATAATTTCAAAATAAACAGCATGAAAATTTTTATTTTCATTTTTTAAATAAGTGTCACCAGAGCGTATATGTAATACAATAAATTTCTTTTTACAAAGTAATAATTTTCTAAGAGTTTCTTCAGTATATAATTCCATTTCTATTGAAGGCTCAAAAAAAGAACGAACTAAATTTGATTCTTCAATAGAAATAGGGTGATAAGGAAATAAAATATTATAAGAAATAACAGAATTATTTATAACAGGTAAACAGCACAAATAATTAACAAATAAATTAAATTTTTGTTTAATTAGTAAAAATTGTTCAATATAATTTTTTCCTTCATTATCGAAAATAGATTCAGCCCAATTAGTGTCAGTAAACATATGAACTTTATCATGAAGAATATCACTATAAAATGTATTATTATTTTTATTAAAATTATCTGAATATTTTTTAAGAAATTCAGCAATAGGATGATTAATAATTATTTCGTATTTAAAGTCATATTTAGAGCAAAATTGTATAATAAAAAAACAACTTCTAATAAAGTCACCAAATCCTGTTGGAAAAACATTATCAGCATATTTTTCCTGATACAAATGAATAATTTTAAAAATTTTCTTCTTTTTAAGACGATTAACATCGCCATCATTAATAATATCACTAACAAAAATATCCATATGAATGGGCTTTGAAATATTTTGATTTATTTTACTTAAATCAAATTTATCGTTATCAGAATAATGCGGTACATAAACTTCTTTTAATTGTATTTTTGGTATATTTTTTATTGAATCATCTTCACGTTTCATATCAAGATTAATATTAACAGATGTTTGTATACTAGTAAACTGATATAAACTAGGTATATCTTCCAACTTTTTATTATTATATGGAACTTCTTCTTTAAGAACAGGGACAAAATGATTGATTTTTTTATGTATATTTTTGAAACGCATTAATTCTTTTTGTAAAGTCTTTTTTCTATTAAATTTATTAGAAATGGCTTGTTCAAATTTATTATTAAACATAATAATTTAAAATAATAATAAAATAAATAATCTAAAACGAATGTATTTAAAATAATATGGAAGAAAAATTAATAAATGATACAATAAAATTAAGAAATGAAAATTCGATATATACTATAGAATTTGAATACAGTAGTTATGAATTGATAAATTCATTAATAAAGACACGTATAATTGTAGGTGGTTCAACAGACGAATCATATAAAACATTAAGATTCAAAGCAAAATCGGTAAAAACTCTAAATGAATACTTACACGATAAAAAGGTAGAAAATGGCAGAAGAAGAGTCTTAGTTTCAGATGCTGCGAAAATGATTCGTAGTCTGACAGTACAGTTAAATTATCTAATCGAAGTAGAATCCCACACAATATTAGGTTATAATCCAGCGTATATAATAGTAATAAACGATCTAAATTTCGCATATTTAAACAGCGAATTAGTAGCAGATTTTGGTATGACATATGGAGGCGACGATATGGCTATGATTAGCTGTCTTTTTTCATCAAATAATATATTTGCTTCTCCAGAAATATTAAAAGTGAAAGAAATTCCTTGGTTTACTCACTATAAAACAGCATATTTTAGCTTAGGATTATTAATAATTTATGTTTTGTTAGGCGATGATGAATTTTATAAAGATTTTTTAAAAAATAATGATTCATCAATTATATTAAATATATTAAATAATCATCCAGTTAAAAATACAAAAATATATTGGCTTCTATCTAGATGTTTAGTCGAAGAACCGAAAGATAGAAGTATAATTTTAATATAATTCACCTTTAGCGATGCATATTCATTTTTTTATAAAGTAGAAAAATATATGATATAAAACTAAACAAATTATAAAATGTATTATTTTTCGCTACTTTTTATAAAAGTAGCAATATAAAAATCTCATACTATTTTATAATGTCATTAACTGCTTTTAAAAGAAAATCGGTCATTAATTATGGATCAAAACGTTCGGGAATAGCTCCAGGGGGGGTTTGGTTACCACAAGGTCCATTTGGTCACGCAACACAAGCATTAAAAGAAGCTATTCAGAATTATGGTGCTGTAGGTTTTTCTATCAACGGTGGTCACAGAAATATTGGTGGTGTAGGTAGAGATATGAAAATGTCAAAATCAGGCACACCTTATAGAGGTACTCAACCGATAGGCTGGGGTGGAACATTTGGTAAATATCCTTCAGCAACATTAGTAGGTAATAAAGAGTTTGGTTCAACAGGTTCAGTTTCAAATGCTCATAGTAAGCAGGCACCTGTAGAACCCGTTCTCAATTCACGTGTAGTTGATACGATGGGAACTCAATATTTGTATGTAAAACCATCAGTTCTATCAAATTATGGAATGTTGGATAAAAAATACAAGTGGGCTTGGTATGGTCAATATCCAAACTTTTGGGTTCAACCAAATTACACAGGAAATCAGACAGATTCTGCGAGTCAGTGGTTATATATTCAAAACAAAGCAGCCGCTAATACATGTAATCTTAAGGTTAATAATGTTGGAACATATGAAGGAAATGTTAAACCGACAGGTCCAACTTTATGTACTCCAGGAAGGTCTACAGCTAAATTCAGATATAATGATATGGCACGTAATGGTCCTTATACTAAGACACTTTATCAACCAGTATCTTATGCTCAATATAATTTATATCTTACTAGAGGATGTAATAATCCAATTGGTCCTCAAAAACCATTTCCTTATGCTGTTAGTACAGGTTCAAGTCAAGCAGCGGCGGGTACAAGTATCACTTCTTTCGCTAGTGGTTGTAATACATCAAATATTTATTTGACACCTCCTTCCTGGTATACACAAGAAACAACACAGCAAGTTCAAAACTCAGATACACCAAGTACAGGCCCATATTATGTCGTGAAGAATTGGAAAAATCCAAATGGATTGGAATCGCCAACACAAACAATACCTTTTATAGCATAAATAAATTTAGTATTTTAAATACTATTTAAAAAACTATTTTTAAATAAAATTGAAATTATAATATAAAAATACAACATTTATATTATAATTAAATAAGATGGCCACCAAAGGATCATTCGGATATAAAATAGGTCGTAAAGTTCGTTTAATGCATGTAAATTGTCATGCTAATTATCTTTGGCAAATTTGTGTTAGAGAGATTTATGTATTAATGAAGCACTACGGATCAATTGAATCATTAAAGCAAGCGTTTGAAAAATTAACTGACGCAAAAGGTAATCCGAAACCAAAAGATATTGAAAAATGCAGAATTTTTACAGATGTAAAATCAGCGAACGAAAATTTATCAGACTGGTGTCATTTAACAAAATATTGTCAACATAGTTTTATGAATATTTTGGAATCAGGTTACATATTAAATAATGGCAAAGACGAAGGATTAGTATTTATTATAGATTTTAACACGAGTTCAGTAAGTCTTTATACGAGAGAAAATGAAAAAAACATAAAAGAACATCAAAATGTGAAGATTGAAGAAATAATGGAATTTGATGATATGCCAACAAAGACGTTAAACGAAATAATGGATTTTACAAAAGAAAGATATAATAATTTTTATACAAATTTTGAAAAAATAAATGAAGAAATAAAAAAAATAGAAGAAATATTGTATAAATCAAAACAAATAAATGACCATAATATTATGAGTAAAGCTCAAAAATTATGGGATGATATGGATTATGAGAGAAAAAAATTAGAATTAGAATACAGGTGCTTTTATTATCGTTTAGATGCGTTAAACTTAATAGATTATTCAGATAATTAATAATTAATAATTAATAATTAATAATTAATAATTAATCACATTTAAATAAATAACAGTTAATATGCGGATAAATTTCAAAAGCAGAAGATAAATTCTGAGGACAATCATCGATAAATGATACATGTTCAAAACCCTCTAATAAATTTTTTCTTTTTATATATTCACCTTTCGTAATTTGTCCATTTGTATAATGTATTTCAAAATTTTCTGGATTTTTAATTCCAACTTTCAATAAATCGTTTAATGTTTTTTCGTGTGATGATTGTCCTCTTGAAGTTAATAATAATAATTTTCCAGAATGTTTTTCTAATTGTTCGATTAACCAATAAAATCCTTCACTATCAGTTTGTTTAACTAATCCAATACATAATGCTGTACGGTACATAGATTTAGCTATATCTTCTAAGTCTTTTTTTTTATGAAATTTTGAGTTTAGTAAACTACGATAATATTCAATATTTGATTCTGGTTTAATAATTGTTAAGTCAATATCACAGATGATAAGTGGTTTGTTATTGATATCAAAACTTATATCTTTAAATTTATTAATTATAGTAAATTTAGCCATAATAAATATACATATTAATTATTTAAGTAGATTAAAAATATTACATTGTAGGAGTAAATCTAAAATAGATTAAAAAAACTTTTGTTACTTTTTTTTCTATTATTACTTTTTCTATTATTTCTCTTATTACTTCTATTATTACTTTTTCTGTTACTTCTATTATTATAACTTTTTCTTTTTTTAGATGCGTTATTTTTTGAAACCTTTTTTATAGTTTTACTTTTACTTTGGTGACGAAAAACTATGAATTCATTATTTTTTAAAGTACTATTTTCTTCTTTTAATTCTAAACGAGGTAAGTTACTCATATATATTATTCATTTAAAAATACTTAAATATTTTGTCATATAAATTTATAAAAATGTCGAATCTACAATCATCTTTATTAGAAATGTATGGAAATTATATGCATTTAAAAATATTTATTGACTCGGATGATAATGAATTAAAAAAAAAGTATGTTGAAGCTGTAAATTCTCATCATAATAAATTAATAAACAATATTGACCATATTGATGCTGGATTTGATTTATTATCTCCAGAAACAAAACAATTATCTACATCGGTAGTTAATAAATTAGATTATAATATAAGTTGTTCAGCAAAAATTTATACAGATAGTAATAAAAATTATAATACGGGATTTTATATGTATCCAAGGTCAAGTATTTCAAAAAGTAAGATTCGTCTAGCAAATAATGTCGGTATAATTGATTCGGGATATAGAGGTCATTTAATGGGAATGTTTGACGTAGTTTATCCAAATAATACTGATAATATAGTTAATAAGTTTGAAAGACATCTTCAAATTTGTGCTCCAGGTTTGATTCCTATTATTGTTGAATTAGTAAATTCGAGATATGATCTGGGCGAAGAAACAGCTAGAGGTTCCGGTGGTTTTGGTTCAACAGGAATTTAATCATTATGCATATATATTATTTAATTATAAAAAATAATTGAATAATATATGAAGGTAACAACAATGAAAAATTTATTTAATGATAAAAATAAAACAAAAATAATAGGATTATTAACAATATTGTTAGGATTATGGTTAGTACTATATTTTATACCTGAAATATTTGTGTTATTATTTAATACTCTTTTAGGGAATTCAATATTATTTATTATTGTTTTATTAATTTTTTTACAAAATAAAGTTTATGGATTAATGGTAGGAATAATATTAGTTGTTTTATTAAGATTCTCTCTAATATCAAAAGAAGGATTCACAAAACAATCTGAGTCTACATTTTTAAATATACAAACTACAATTAATAGACAAAATATATTTGACATGGATATTATAAATCAACAGGCTAGTCAAGAAGAATTAGATTATTTTAATAAACACGGAATGTGGCCTTGGTCTGATGATGTAATTAAGCTTTATAATGAATTACAAGAAAAAAATCCTTATGTAAGAACCACTCCAGATGATTCAACAATTCATGCCAGAACAATATATAATCAAGCTGCTATTTTAAGAGTTCTCTCTTATCAGACAAAAGAAGGACAATTCTTATTAAATGGTGTATTAGTAAAAAACCCGCAAAGTGTTGAGGAATTACCAAATGGTTTTGGTGATTTTGTTTATAGTTCTGGATTAGCAGAAGATAGGACAAATGATATAATAAAATGTAATCTTGTAAAAAATGGTGAAAATCCATCATTAGAGAGAATTATTTATACAGGTAAAGGTGGTATTTTTGGACAACAAACTAAAAAAATTGAGCAAGTAGATTATAACAATTTGGAAAATATTATTCCTGGATTTAAGTTTTTAGGGTCTCCTTGTAATCCATGTACGTCTATGGGTTCCATTCCGGATTATTCTTGTAAATATAGTTTAAATATAGAAGATAAAAAACAAGGAGCAAGTCCAAGTAATCTATGGAAGTACTTATGGAATAATTAATAATTAACAATTCCTCACATGAAATTTTTATAAATAGTTTTTAAATTTTTATAAACATTTTTATTAAATCTTGAAAGTATCTTGGCTTTTATCATCATAATTAGAACCTAAATTTAAATTTAAATTTAAGTTATCGTCTGTTGTTTGTGAACTAATTGCTCTCATAACATTAGTTGCTTGAGGTGTTAGATAAGGAGTATCATCAAAACTAGATAATTCGTGATCTAGAATAGAAACATTTGTCGTATTATGAAAATTTTGTGGAAAATGATTGGTGTGTCTAGTTAACCTACGTCCTCTGAATCTAAATACAGAATTGTTACGTAAATCATTTTCGTCTAAATATTCTGTATTTGATGCTGTGTAAATTCGCTGTGTTCCTTGTGATGTATGTCTCGATGTACAAAACATACTACCATATTTAGTGTCAAATGATCGGTAGCAAACATAAATATCATCACATAAATTTTTAAGAATTTTATCATTTTCTAGTTTATTGTCCTCCATATAATTTTTCATTTCGATAATAAATTCAGATAATTTATGTTTAACTCTAATTTTCTCATCATATAATTCGGAATTATTATATGAATTTTGAAATCCAAATATTCCAAATATATCCGGTGAATTTTTTCTAATTGGTCTATATTTTTTTAAGAATTCGCTTACTTCAAATAATAATTGTAATGTGCGTTGTCTATAAACGTGACGTGTCAAGTCAGCACTTTCGATATGAATTGAAGGAAATATAATGGTTAAATCCGTTCCATGATTGCCTTTTATTTCTACAGCACAATCGTGTATATTATTAGAAGCAATATTATATATTTTATTTGCTTCACTAATAATATCACCAATTTTAAGATTTTCTACCCAAGTATTAGTTTTATAGTCATAGATAAGACCATTTTTGATTGTGATTTCAGGTTCAGTTAAAATTTTGTAGACAATAGAATGAAGAATTTCGCCATAAACCAGACCAGCGCTTTCTAATTTATCTATGAAATAATAACTACTATTTCCTACTGAACTAATACCATTTAAAAGAGTAGAATCGTGTTCAATTCCAAAACCAATAAATATATTTGTAACATCGCTAACAATATAACTTTGTAATATAGTAATATCATTAGACCCTGATGTTGCTTCACCATCGGTCATAAATATATGATTAATTTTATGTGTTGGGTATAAATTTTTAATTTTATTAATTTCTTTAGATGAGTTTTCAAGAGCGAATTCGATATTTGTACTTCCGCGAGGTAATATTTGGTCGATTTTAGCTAAAATTTCTAAAATATTATCTTTTGAAATAGGAGTTCTTTCAACAATATTGTAAATTTCAGTATCGAAAGCATAAATAGTAACAAATAATTTTATATTTGGATGCTCTTTAAAGAATATTATCATGTTTTTTAAAGTATGAGTAATATGCTGCATTTTTGTTCTTCCGTCGGCACATTTATCAGACATTGAACCAGAACAATCTATTATAAAGAGGAATTCAAGAATATCTAATACGTTATGCGAAGTAACTGCTTTAAAATCAAGAATTCCAAATTGTGAGTTTTCTAAAGGCACATTAATTTGCTCAACATTAATAAGTCTTGTCTCAAAACAAATAGTATTTTGAGATAAAATATTTTGAGTAACATCAATAAACGTAGCCATTTTATGGTTTGTTAGATAGTAATTATCATACCTTTAATTTTAAGTTATTTTAATAATTCAATTTTTTTAATTAATATATTCAAATAGTTTTTGCTCGATAAATTCGCTTGCTTCATAATAGCTCTTAAATGATGTTACAAATTGATATCGTAAATTTTTGATAGGAACACTTACTATTATTTTGTCTTGTAAAATTTTAATATCAAAATAACTAGTTTCATCACCAAATTTGGTATATGTTATCCCGTTCATTTCATTTTTGATTAAGTACCATCCATTTTTTTTTAAAATAGAATTAAGAATAACAAATCCCTTATTTTTAATGTTAGATTGGTGATTATCATTTGACAGCATATTATCGTTAGAGTTCATTTTACATAATAATGAATGATTATCTTTAAATAAATTTACAATATAAATATAAAAGTATATGAAATTAAATTTTGTCGTAATAAAAACTTAAAAAGAAAGTATTTAAATGATTTATAATGGAACAAGAACAAAATATTAATTCTGAAAATCAAAATGACATTAAGCTCGTAGATATTCCTGTAAATGATGAAAATACAGCTTTGAATTTAATGGTAAATTTTTTGTGTTTGGCTCAAAAAAGAGGCGCTTTTACTTTTGATGAATCGGCAAAGATTTGGGATTGTATTAAGATATTCCAAAAATAGTATTTTAAATATTTTATATTTACTAATATTAATGAATATAAAATTATTTTTTAAAATAATCGGAGAGTTTTTTGATTTAATGTATACAGGAGGTCATTACGAATGTGACGAAAATTATTATGAAAAAAAAGACATAGAAAATGTTATTGAAAAATATAACGATAATATAATATAAAAATTATTAATATATTTAAATTCCACCTCTAAGACGGAGTACTAAATGAAGAGTACTTTCTTTTTGTACGTTATAGTCACTTAATGTTCTACCGTCTTCCAATTGCTTGCCAGTGAATATAAGACGTTGTTGGTCAGGTAGAATACCCTCTTTTTCTTGAATCTTTTGTTTTACATTTTCAATAGAATCACTTGGTTCAACCTCAATTGTAATTGTCTTACCAGTTAGAGTTTTTATAAAAATTTGCATTATTATAATACATAATGCTATGTTGTTTTTAAATCATTTTATTATTTAATTTAAAATTGAAAAATATATAAAACCAATAAAACCTAGTAAACACAATAAAACCTAGTAAAACTAATAAAACCTAGTAAAACCAATAAAACTTAGTAAAAGTAATAAATAAATATTAAAATAAGATTAAAATGAATTATGATAAATACAGATATAGAAGACTAAATTTAGATGATTTGGAAACAAACAAAAAATATAGATTTTATAAGAATGATAACACAAATTTCACAGCAATATTTGATAGTATATTTAGTGGAACTCTAATTGTTAGACATTATGAAACAGGTAAAATAAATGATAATTGCGCAATTAGAACAATGCCAAAAGAATGGATTATTTATGTAGAATCAGAAGAATACAAAATTAAGATTAATAATTTCTTAAATTAAAATTTTTATAAAATTTAAAACTATAAAAATTACAATGATAAAATATTTTTAATTGCTTATTATATAGATGAAATTAACAAGAAAAAATAACAATAAAAAAAATACTACAAAAAAACATTTGAAAATTAATTCAAATAGTAAGATTAGTACCTTTTTAAAAAAAAACAAAAAACTTATCAATAAATGTCCATATACTATGAATCTTTTAAAAAATGGTTCAAAAAGTTTAAATCCAGCAGGTATGCGTATATCTGAGCTCGGTTCTCAAATTCAAGAAAATTATGGACAATTATTTTTTTATGACTTAGTAGACAACGCTATGAGAGTTCCTCATTGGCATTCAGATGGAGATGAAATAGGCCTAGTCTTAAACGGTAAAATACGCGTTACAATTTGGAATGGTATTAAAAAAGAAAAACATGTTTTTACAGTTGAAGAAATGGGTTCTTGGTTTATTCCAAGAGGAACTCTTCATTGTTTAGAAAACTTTAGTGTAGAAAAAACACGTTTCTTAGTGTGCTATAATAATCCAAATGCTGCGGATAGAGATTTTATTGATGCCTGGGTATCTGTACCTAATGAAATTCTTAGTGTTTCAACTAATTTATCGAGAGAAGAAGTAGATATCATTAAAAACCAGCATTTGAGAAATCGTTTAAGTAAATATGAGCCTACAAGTCATTTAGCAAGTAAAGTAAAAATAAATAGCCCTTTTTCAGGTAATATGAATGCTTCAAAACCATTATACAAAACTGATTTAGGTGAGATTAGACGCATCAATATTAATAACGCACCGGAAATGAAAAATATGGCTTGGCAAAAAACTATTATTAAACCTGGTGCGTTACGTTTACCACATTGGTATACAAATGCTAATGTTTTATTATATGTTAATAGAGGTTCAGCGTTTGTATCACTTCTTGATTCCATTGGAGACGGAAGTCAAGAAAAAATGTATTACTTTATTGTTAAAGAAGGAAGTGTTATTGCTTTACCGACAGGTTTTTTTCACTGTCTTCTAAATATATCAGATGAAGATTTAGAATATTATGAAGCATTTATGTCAAATGATTTAAATGAGATAACTTTATTGGGAGGAATACAATCATTATCAAATGATGTTGCTTCTGGTTCGTTAGGTATTTCGGTTGAACAAGCATCAAAAATGAATAATTCAAAAGCACCAGAATATATTGTTAAATTTTAATATTTTTAGATTTATCTAGAGCGTGTATTTCTGTTGCGTATTCTTCTTCAGAAGGAATCCATATTTCTAAAAATATCTTTAAATATATTTTTAGAATTATTCGGTATTTTAAATGTAAAAAGATTTAAATCATAATAAGAGTTTAAATATTTAAGCCAATAAATTACATAATCTAATTTTATTTAATTCTTCATTAATAGTTTCATAGTTAAAAAGATAAGGTTGTAACCATTTACTTTTATGATGTAATTCATCTTTTAGAGTTATTTTTAAAATTGTCTTGACATCTTTATTTCCTATAAATTTTTTTTCTATCAATATTTTCTCAGGAATAACAAGAAATTGTTTTTTATTTTCACAATTTAACCAGTAAATATCATTATCACCTATGTCATATTGTTTTAATTTCTTTTTTCCATTTAATGTTCCATTATTTTTACATAGATGAAATATACACACATTATTATCACTAATTTTAGATACTTTTTCTTGAATTTTTAAATCATTGATTTTAAAATCAAAAACTGTTAATTCCATTTCATTATATGTAAAATTAACATAAGTTATTATATTTTCACGAAATTTTCTAAATTCTTTTTCTCTTTTTTGATAAGCATTAGATGGTGTATTTAAAATTTCAAACTCAAAATTAGTGGTGTTATTATATAAATTATTTAATTTATCAATGAACATATCTTCGTTAATTTTATAAATATCATATTTTGAATTATTGAAACCAATACTTATTTTTTGTTGATTTCCAATAATATTTTCGGGAATTAACCATATATTTTTGTTTTCAACACAAAATAATAAGATTAAACAATTTTTATATATATTATTTATGTGAAAACTATATGTTAAATGTCTTTTATTTGTTGTTTTTACCTGAATACCAACCCATTTATTTTCTTTAATGATTTTAGGTTTATAAATAATATCAACGTTACAACCATCAAATGCTTTAATTATATAAAATTCATTTTCTAAAATTTTTTGTAAATGCTTAATAAAATTAAATTCTTGCTCAACACAATATGTTTTTGTTATTACATTATTATTCATTTTTTCTTTTATATTTTTTCCAGTTTCTTTATTTTTACAACTAGGACATATAATTCCTGTATTTCTAGATTTAAATACATTATAAAATACTATATGTTCATGACCGCAAGACGCTATATATTTTAATTTATAATTTTGTTTTTTACTAATTTTAATTATTTCTATTAATTCGTTATTTGTAGTGAGAAGTTTGCAGTTTTTGCTATTAAAATCTTTAACAATATTTTCATATTTATTTGCCATTTTAATGTATACATATTGACTGTTATCTTTAAATTATGTTTAAGAATATTATAAAATAAGTATTTTAATTTTATAATATTTAATCGGTCTAACTAGGAATCGAACCTAGGTTGATAAGTTAACAGCTTATTTTACTACCATTGTAATATTAGACCATAATAATTAGTTGATATATTATAAATATATTTTCTTTTTATAAAAGACTTCGTTTATAGGTCCTACCGAGATTCGAACTCAGGTTTCCAGATTCAAAGTCTGGAGTGATAACCGCTACACTATAGGACCAATACACTAAGACCAAAACAATAAGACCAAAAAAAAACAAAATAAAGTATAATTTTAT